CAACATACCAACACCTTCAAAGTTGGAGCCGGTCTTATTGAGAGTGAGGAGAAGGAGTTTGTTCGCTGGGATAGGCTCAGGAACGTAAGTCATACCGACAACATTCTGAAGTACTCCGTCAAGTTGTTGGTTGTCTCTGCTTAGCCATCTATTATGAGCGCTTGGTTCTCGGTCAGCATATAGGTCTAACCATACTTTGACCTTTCCTTGAGAATCCGGTCCCACTCGGTAGAGCTCCTCCGCGTATCTATATCCAAGCGGTATAAACTCGAAGAGATAAGATAGTTGATCCTCCCAAGACAGACTCATCTGTCCAGAGTATCCATCGAAGCCATAAGCCTCATTAGCATATCGCGCTAACTCTTCCGCTAATGGATCATTTTCTATACCCGGTTCAAAGCGCCAAGAAGCAGAGAGTAAAGTTTGTCTTAGCATATGCCAAGACCGTCTTACTATTGGATCAGTCCTTAACATCTCCTCAGCTTCCTTGACCCAATTAAGGCCGGTTAGCTGTGGATTGTTCTCTTTACCGGTGATAGTTCCACCGCTGAGCTGTGTTCCAGTGATTCCCTTAACTGTGAATCTAGGAGTGAGCGCTCTCATGTGTCTAGGAGAGCGCTCTTGATCTATATGGCTCATTGGTCCCCCATCGCTTGAAGAGTGCTTCTCAGACAATATAAGCACCTAGAAGTGATTTTATCAATAAAACCTTGTTCAGTATAAAATCAAGGTCTATGTTATTCAATGGCCAAGGTTAAGGATACAAGCAATCGAACATATCTTGTAAAACCTCAGACTAAAAGAAAGAGGATTCCTTACTGTGGGAACCTTGGCCGCTTATTTATCTAGCCTAAAAACGAAAAAAGGCGCTGTGAGCGCCTTTCGTCTTGTGTTGATGGTGAGTTGTCTTTTACTTGAAGATATCGTTTAGAATGTTTTCATTGTATTGGCCTGTGTACTCTTCAACAATCATCATCCCATCAAAGTCATCATTATTTGCAAGGTTATAGTATTCGATCCCTGCTTTAGCGGCCTTTAAGACATCATCTACAGAGTAAGCGCTGATTCTGATACTGTCTACAATCTCTCGCTCTGTGTAAGGACGGTTGTATCTGTCCCACATCTCATAGCAGTTGTAGATTGTAAGAGCGACTTCGCCAATGAAATGAACGTTAACCTGGATTTCGTCAATGAAGTATGCTGTCTCTCTCTTTTTTGGAGCTTCATTACACGCCTTATGATTCTCTTCGCGCATTTCTTCATACTGCGCCATGATTTCCCATATTTCTTCGCAATTTGATTGATTCATTTCTTGTCTCCTGTGTCGTTGTGTCGTTAGGTTATGTAAACAACTTACAACCGATTACAAGGTATGTCAAGAAAACTTGATCAAATATTTTTAAATTATTTATCTAGCCACTCCTCAACAGAATGATGAAGGATGACCTGTGATTCATCCTTGGTCTTAATCGGATTCGATCCGGCAAACATTGAGAGCTTATCAATGATAGCCGCTTGGAGCTCTGCCAACTGATCGCGATGAAGTTGAAGCTGAATCTGAGCATCACGAAGACGAGCGATAAGCGCTTCTCTATCTGCATTCGCACTCGATAGCTTATCTTTCAACTCTTCCACTTCGCTGGGATCTCTACCGCTCGCGATAGCGACCATTGACGAGATGGAACCGGTAATCACACCAAGGATCCCAACCAAGACATCCCGGTTCTCATCAACAATTTTTACATAGGTTAAGAAGAGGATGAGAGCTACTACCAGACAGAGGAAGAAGACAGAGAACCACCAACCACGACGGGCCTTCTCAACTTGGCTAAACTCTCTGTGTGTCTTTGGCTTGTCTTTGTCATTCATGGCAGCTCTCCCAAGATTGCTTGGAGTGTGATCAAGATTGGATCGATCCAATAAAACCACTGATCAAGATTACTCATCAAGCGTTTGTGTGGATCGATGATGATTGGACCAAAGACTGAGATAAGCCATAGTGTGATAATCAATGCTAGATTCTTAGCGAACCAATAGACCCACTCCCTGAAGACTTTATCTCTCATTTTGCTCTTGATCTTCTTTGGTCCGGCTATCCGCTTAACCTTCTCTGAGTTTGGAGGAGGTTGAAGAGATTCAATCGTTGAACCAACTGCATAGATGATCTGTGTCTCTCTTACTCCCTTGAATCGGTATTCACCAACACAAGCGAAGCGAGCATCTTTAGGAGTCCAATGATTGGTCCTCCCCTTGATCGCGCTCATGGCTTCTTTAGTCAGGAGAACTTGGCCGGCTTGGCATAGGCTCATGGTCCTAGCCGCTATGTTCTTGGAGATCCCTTCAAGCTCGATAGACTTGGCCCCTCCGGCCGTGAAGATCTCATCTTGTTTAACTTCAACGATTGTTCCCCAATGAATACCGATTCTACAGCCTAACTTGATTTTAGCCGGTATAGTCTGCTGGTAGTGAAGAGCAAAGTTCACCGCGTCGATTGGTCGATTGAAGGAAAGTAAGAATCCATCACTCCTATCGATTTCTCGGCCTTGGAACTTATAGACAAGAGACCGTGCTAGCCTGTCATGATATTGAAGCCACTTAGCGGCCTTCATCGCTCCCACTTGTTGGACAAACTTGGTGGACCCAATGAGATCAAGAAGAACTATCGCTAGCTTAGTCTCGACTAGTTCCATGATCTATCCTTGTCAGTACACTTTAAGGCTAAATGGTGGTTTCTTATGGAGCCTATACAATCTCTCGACTTTATTAGAACGACCTTTATGAGCTAAAGAGACAAAGACGTTTTTACTCCAAACTTCTTCAAAGTCTGTTGGCATTCTATACTCACTTACAAATAAATAATGACCTTCATAGACTTTGTTTCTGCACCATTGATAAAACTCATCATGATTGAACTCAAAGCCATAACCGCTTGTATTGGCGTATGGAGGATCACAATAAATGAGAGACCTCTTAGGAATCTCAAGCTGCCTATAGTCACAAGACACAAGCTCTATATCTTCTATTAATGGCTTTAATCTCATAAGGGAATCGTGAGCTCTTAGAGCGTAGTTACTCCCAATAGAGTCCTGTGCGTAGACATCCCAACGTTTAGCACCGAAAGAGCAACCGATACTAATAAACGCTTTCAAGTGTTTAGAATAATTATGTTGATTATTCTTCACTGTTTCATAGAACTCTCTTGTGACTTCAGTTGGAGGTTTCCAGCCTCCTCGAATCGCCTTAAACAAAGCGATCATTTCATCATTAATATCAGCGCCTATTCTACGACCGCTCACTTGACTGATCACCTTTCCGCTTCCCATAAACGGCTCAACCCAAGTCATCCCTTCTTCTCTCTCAGCGCTCATTATATCAATGATCTGTTTGGCAATCCGTGATTTACCTCCTAAGTATCGCATTAAAAGTTTCTCCTTGCGCCACCGCCAACAGTCACCTTCCTCTTCTTGCTGACTTGTCCACCTCTCCTTGGCTTGTATCCTTGATCTGTAGCATCTGCCCAGTTGAAGATAATGCAATCATATCTAAGCGCGTCTAATGGGTCCTCTCTTCCGTCCTTCTTCGGTTGCTCTTTATTGTCCCATCCATAAGAGAGGAGCGCTTTTCTGATACTGTTTCCGGTGGCTCGCTCGCCCTTCTGCCAAACTTCCTTGGTGATCAGATACCGCCTTGAGTTGAATGCTCTCTTGAGTCTTTGAATACCGTTCAGTACATCAACTTTGATTGGATCGGTTGTTGATCGAAGAGGAAGACCAAGACCTCTTGGTGGTTCAGCTCTCATCACTCGGAAAGCGCTTCGGCCTGTTTGATCGTTCCTAGCTTTCCCGGCCTTGTCTGCCACTCCGGTGTCTAACCATATTCGAGGACCGGGAGCGGATGACTTATGGGAGCGCGGCCAAGCTATTGAAAGTATCAATGCTGTGAGCTGTTCGGTGGTGACCTCTCTTGGGTTGAACTCATGACAGATGACATCCGCTTGGAGCTCCTCATCATGACAGATAATCAAGACGCTCGGTTTTCTGAATCCCCAGTCAATAGTGATTCG